TTTAAATATACTTTATCTTCTTGAATAGATTGTTTTGATAACAAAGCTTTATACAAAAACAATGGCAATCCGTCTTCTATATCTTGGGTTTTAATTGGTTTTGTGCCGTCTCGATATTCAAAAATTGCGATTGGGTAATTGTCTGGGTCAACGACATAGAAACGCTTATTTTTAACAATAATTTGATATTCATTAAATTCATGTTGCAGCATACGCATGAATTTACTTTCGTTTGGGGAGAGGTGATTTAATTCTCTTACTCTATCCAGATCGGTTGTATAGGTGACTTTAGCTTTTTGGCGATCTGCATAGGTAATTGTACGAACCTGTTTTTTAACAGTTTCTTTTTGGGGGTGTTTTGAATCTCTGTATAGATATCCAATGATGAATCCGAGAATCAAGCAGAATATGATGATACCCATTTCTATATTATTTCCTCTTCCTCAATAATTATTAGTCGTCTTTTTTTAGTACGTCCGCTCTGTATTTCATTACGTCTGCCGTAGTTATATTTTTTAGATGTTTTCTAATCAAGGCATGAATAAGGTCAGATTCTTTTATTCTGATTTTTGTCTCAAACATCATTTCTAATGTTGCGTCTTTTACCATTTCTTCTTCTTCATCTCTTAGTCTAACTGTTGTTGCCATTAAAGTTTCTCCTAAAGGGGTGTACATCATATCTGATTTATATTTTATGATATGTTGCTAAATCACAAATTAGATGTTATAAAGCCAATAAATATAATTTGTGATAAATCATAAATGGAAAAAGAACAAGCATTCGAAGTGGTAGCCAAGATCATTTTCGATCGTGGTGTACAACTTATCATCGGGGGCAATCCAGCGTATGAGACTGAGCTTGTCCTTTTTCACATTGAAATGGCTATGAACGAGTGGGGCTTTAAGTCAGCCAAAGTTGCTGCTTATTGCGATTCAATCAAGTCAGAAAACGATAACTTTCGCTCGTTGGGGATTTGCTAATGGCTTCGATCAAAAAACAATCAATACCCACTGTACAGCAGGGGGGATTGAAAAAATCGGCAGTTGTATCCCCCATTAATAAGATGGGGGTAAAGACAAGCGAATCCATGCACTCCCATATGCAAGATAGAGATTTACCATTTCAAGAAAATTCACTGTATGCGATTCCGTACCAAAAAATGGTTATGACTTCAAAAGGGGTCAAGCCAGTTGAATGCCGTTTACCTGCTGACAATGAAATTGCTGTGATTGACTGGGTTAATTTCACGATGGGCATTGAAACAATGGGCGATCAATACTGGAAACAGGATGATGAATATGTCCTTGATTCACATCGTTATACGGCTGCTGTCGATGCACTTGAACCAATCCTAGAACATATATTTGGCTTTACCACGTCATCTTGTCGTAACTCTGGACTTAACTTTTATGAACAAAGTTATGTACTTGGCGAAGACTTTGGCTTTGTCTGTATTGGTGGTCAACGAAATACAGTTTTAATCATGATCAATGGTCGTGGTTGTTCATTTGCAAAGCAAGGATGGGAATTACGCCTTTATCATTTCCTTGTAACGTCTGCAAAACGACCAAAACTGACCCGTGTTGATATTGCCCATGATGACTTTGAGGGTAAAAAGATTAATGTTGATTGGGGCAATATGCAAGATGGGCTAGGTGGCTTTAGCTGTGGCAACCGTGCGCCAAACATTGAACATAAGGGCAATTGGAAACGTCCCACAGGCAAGGGACGTACCTTAGTTATTGGTAGCCGTGAATCAGGTAAATACATGCGCCTTTATGAAAAAGGACGTGCTGAGGGCGACCCAGAAGACAATTGGCAACGTGCCGAGGTTGAATTTAAATCCATAGATCGTATTTTACCTTTCGACATGCTCCTTGCTCCAAGCGAATATTTCATTGCTGCATACCCATGTTTTAGGGATTTAGCTCAAGATTTGCAGCCTGCACGTATAGAAACTATTCAAAAAACCGCATTGATCAATACAAAAACGGCAATAGCCAATATCAAGCATCAATACGGTAAATATATCAACATTTTTAAAGAGGTCTTCGACCCAGAAGAACTCATCAATCTCATCACCTGTTCTGACCCACTTGCTTTTCCAAAGCGGTTAGATCATGTGCTTATAACTGCTCGGAGAATGTAATGCATACATCAAAAGTAAAAATCTTGGGTGCTAAGGCTGTTGATTTTAAACCGTCTGACGGTTCAGGTCGTCACTATGATCATGTTGCCCTGTACTGTGAAATTCCTATGGACTTGTCACAAGGTACTGCGATTGGCAACGGTTGTGAGGTATTTAACTGGCAAGATTCATCAAACATGGCGTTCTTGCGTCAGTTTAAACAAAGCGATTTCCCACTGGAAGCAGACATTACCTTTGACATGGTGACGTCAGGAAAACAGCTTAAATATGTTGTGATGGGGGTCAAGCTTCCTCAACCGCCTCAGCCTAAGACAACTTAACTGATTTTGAGCAGATAAAGACATGAAAACATTAATTTTAATTGTATTACTTCTGATCTTTATCTGGATTTATATCAAGGTCTGTCAATTGGTTATTCACCTTTTCGGGAAGTATAGGGATTCAAAATGATGATAGATGGTTTCTGGATATTCGTAACACTAGGTATTTGCTTAATTCTTTTAATTGCTGTCTTAGTTGAAACGGGGATTTAAATGAGTCACTTATCTTATTTCTGCCCGATTTGTGGCAATACATTTTTCTACGAACAACTGTATTTAAAGCATCGCTTTATTTGCAAATAGGATTTTAAGAAATGGCACTGGTCTGCAATCAACTCGACTCGAATACAAATCAGTGCCTTGAATGGGTAGAAATGCCCACTGTGTTGCCTAAGCTCACACTGATAGAGGGTAATTCCATAGGCTTTGCATGTCTATTAGTGTTTGCAACGGTATTTGTCATAAAAATGTGCATAAAAGCACTAAAACGCTAAGGAGTTCCCTATGGAACAATTAACACAAAATCAAGTAAACGAAGCAATGAACAAAACTTATGGTAGCCGTAAAAACTTTATGGCTGCTGTTAAAAAGTATGGTCTAGGCGTTGCTGTATCTGCTGCACTTGTTGGTAATGCGAATGCTGCTGGTACTGGTATTGATGTCACATCGGTTGTTGGAACAATTACTGACGGTGTAACTACTGTAAGTTCAATCGGGCTTGCTGTTTTATCACTGGTGGTGGTGATCAAAGTGTTCAAATGGGCACGTTCTGCAATGTAACAAAGGATGCCCTTCGGGGCATTTTTTAATTAGGTATGAGCTATGGATATTGAAAGTTTAGGGGCATATATATGTATTATCATGTGGTTGATCGTAGGTACAAAGCTGTTTTAAAACAGCTTTTCTCTTTGCTTTTAATATTCTCGCTTTATTTTAATGCTTTTAGCTCTGCTCATGCAGCAGGTCTTGGTGGTTGGACGCTAGGTGGTGGTGTTAGTCAAGGTGCATCAGTTATTTACAATGGCTCAAAAGAAGTTATTTTAAATGGTGCAAAAAAGTTAGCGACTGGTGTAGCAAAGATTACACCGCCTCCTTCTTCTGTTGCTAAAGCATTGGCAGGTGGTGCGGGTGCTATTGCGCTTGATCTTGCTATAAAAGAGCTTTTAGGTGCTGTTGATTGGGTTCTTGATCCTGAAAATAATCAAATCAAATATCATACTGGTGATGGTCTCACTCCTCCGGATGCTTGTTCTTCTAATTATTTATTAAAATATAATGGTGAGTCTGTTACAACATCACAAGCTATTAAAAAAATTAAAGACTCAACAGAAATACGTTTTTCAAATCGCTTTGCACGTGATTTTGTTGCAGTTAAATCAATTACTTGCAACGCTGGTAGCGTCACTATTGATTTCGATACTAAATGGTGTACATCTCAGTGTGGTGTTGGCGCCATATATACTTATGGCGGTGACGGTTTAGGTACGGAAAGAATCACTTTAACTATAGTTGGTACTGCTCCGAGCGAACAAGATGATATAAAAACACTTCCGCTTTCTACTGTAGCTCAACAAGTAATCTCAAATGCTGCTGCGGGTAATGCTGCTGCACAACAAGCTGTTAAAGCTGCTGCTGATACAATGGTTGCTGAAGCAGAAACAGATAGTACAAAAGCACGTCCGATTATCAATCAACTTGAAGCATCCCAGTCAATCCCTACTGACCAAACAGCATCTGGTGAAACAGTGCCTAAAGAACAAACTGGTGAAAATACGGGTGCCGATGCAAAAGGAAGTGATATAAGTTTGCAATTTCCTGTCTTTTGTAATTGGGCGCCTACTGTATGTCAAGCTGCTAAAGTTGTGATTACAAAGCCACAAGAATGGGCAGATTCAATAAAAACTGCATATGATGATGCTGTTGATTATTTTAAGAATGATGAAAAACCAGAAGAAGATAATGATTCACCCGAGATTCAAGATTTAGAACCGCCTGTACTTAATACCAACACATTTAAATCTACTGCGGGTTGTCCTGCACCTATACCAGTAAATATCACGATTGGTACAAAAGGTACGACTGAAATTAGTTATGAACCAATCTGCCAATTCGCTGAAAAGTGGTCATTTGTAGCACCGCTGATAGGCTTTATATCAGGCGCAATGATTCTAATTGGTGTCGGTCGTAAAGGTGAGGATTCCGAAATATGAGCTTTAAAAGCATTCTGGTATCCGTTGCAGACTGGTCACTTTCCAAAATGGGCAAGTCAGTCCTAAAGGGTTTAGGGCTTGGCATGTTCTCCAGTGCGGTTGTACTGACCCTATTCAATCAATTGATCTCATACGCACAAGCGGAATGGGGTAAATTATCTGCCGATACATTGCAAATCTTAGCATTAGGTAATGTTGATTATGGACTGTCAATTATTGTTGGCTGCTGCGTCCTTAAAATCACATTGATGGTAAATAAAATATCATTTGGGAAATCAAGTTAATGGCTATTTACATGATCGTAGGACAGCCTAGACACGGTAAAAGTCAATTTGCTGTGTCTAAGGCTTGGGAATATCACCAGAAGAATATAGAGATTCAGAAACGGATTGATTCTGGAAAATTTGATCCTGAACGAGATATTGTTCGTGAGATTTATTCCGATATTGAGGGACATGCAGAAAAAACAGATTTCATTTTAAAAGCACCGCAAGATTGGCGTGATGTTCCTGATAACAGCATTATCTTTATGGATGAAATCCATAAACGTCCTGAATACTGTGATAGTGACGGAAAAATGTCGCAAAACCCGATGATTGTTGATCTCACAACACATGGGCATCATAACAAAGACATTATTCTTATGACACAAGACCCAGAACGGCTGAACAAAGGCATCCGTAAACTGGTCGAAAAAATGTATCTGGTGAAACGACCAATCCAGAAACCGCCTTTTGCCACGATCTATGAATTTGAGCGTTGGCTTCGTGATCCGTGGCAAGCTGCTGCTTCAACTCGTACAGTATCCTATCAGGATAGCTATAAATTCTTTTATAAAGACAAATGGCAAGCCATGTACACCAGTGCATCGGCTCATACGTCAGTACAGTTCTTGATTCAACGAAAGTTTATTTATGCAATCATTGCGATTGTATGCTTGATGTCTTTGTCTTGGTTTTTATTTACAAAGTCGGGCGGTGATAAACTGGCTCGAAATGCAATAGCGGGTTTAAGAGGTGAGCATGCTCAAGATGCTACTAATAACACTGGCTCTAGTTCTGGGAATGGCACACATAATCCTGACATGGCAAGCAACCAGAAAGTTCCTGACCTCAATATAGAATGCCGAAAGGCAGTCAATGTAGAAAAGCCAGAATGTGTAAAATGGTTTAATGATCTGTCTAAAAACAATGGTTCTGCAATGGGTTCTGATCGAAATTATCAGGTCACATACAATCCAGATAAACCATTTGAAAACAGTGATATACAAAAAACGATTAGCTACGAAGTGACGGCAAAACCTGTATTTTCTGGATGCATGAAAACACGTTCAGGAAAATATCAGGCATATACACAACAAGGCACACGCCTTGATGTATCACAGCAAGACTGTGAACGCTTGATGACGGACAATGACCGTCCATTCAATTACTTTGTACAAGTCAATAACGATCGGACTGATAGGACGAGTACAGAATCATTCAGGAATGATTCTACGCAGTCAAAGCAGCCAAATATAGAACAGCAGGCTAAATTAGAACAAGCAAAACAGCAGGGTTTAATATAGGTGGTTATTATGGATGCAGAAGTTATATTTACTATTTCCGTTTGTTTGTATGTCTTTGGTGTATTTATTTGGTACATATACCAATGTTTTAATTTTTTCTTTTGATTACAAAATCCTCCCATTAGTTTCTAAATGGGATTAACCACAAAAGCCAGTCAGGGGAATTTCAAGCGATAGCGCAGAAAGGCGTAGTCTCTGGCTTTTAACATGATTAAATATGAATACTGATAAGTTAATTAATATGCTTGATGATTATCTTGAATTACTTCAACGAATGGAAAATTCAGATGATGAGCAAATAACAGATGTTAAGTTAATGGTGTGGGCGATTCAAAGAGAAGTAAAGCTGCAACGGTTTATAAATAATTTAACAGTGACCAATAATTATTATAGGCGTTAGGATTTCCGCATAACTTAGATTATGTTCATTCTGATAGTGTTGACAGCGATTCAGTTCAAGCTGTCAATACTCACCAATGCGATTGTAAGAGCGATAGCGGTGTTGTAGTGGTGACTTGTATCGGATTTAACATAATTTTGAAGTTATGCGAAATTCTCTATGCCTATGCGCTTGGCGGGGCGGGGCGAGGGCGCGCAGCCCGACCGCCGAGCGCATATAAGGCTATGAA